AAAAATCTGATTGGCCTTACTATGCTTTAGCCATTGAGATTTTAAAAGCTAGAAAACACAAGTTTTTCAATGAATAACGAGATGAGAAAGTTTGAACTAGTTGAGGGCTCTTTCCAGGAGCTGGGCGCTTCTAAGTGGCACACCTGGTGGAGCCGTTGGAGTTATTACAGGCGTTTTGGAGTGCTGAAAGCGTGGAAGCTCTTGAAACTCCGTGAAGCTCTGACACGTGCTTTTCTTGATGTTCAGTCAGTAAATCCAATGCTTAAGACTTCACTTGTTGGTGTGCCCTGGATTGAAATACAGGGCACTGATGAAGTGTTAGAAGTCAAAATAGAAAGACTACCAGGGCTTGATGAAGATGGAAAACTTGCTGAACTTATTTCAGTAGCTACAAGAAAAGACTGGGAAGCCTTTGAGGTGGTGGACTTTTGGCGAGAGCCTGGAGGGGTTTATTCGGTCTTTATCCTTGAGGATGTTGCTTCTGATAAGCGTTTAGACGTGACCTCTGTTATTTCCTCTGCGGTGCCTTTTAAGATTGTTCTGCAGAAAGGCTTAACTGTTGATTTCGAAAAGTCTCCAGGTCTCGGCTTATTTGGTAAGTCAGGAGCAGGGAAGACGACAACGCTTCTTGCTTTCCTGGCTCAATTCTTAGCAGGTGGCTCCCAGGTTTACCTGGTAGATGGTAAGAATGAGCTTCAGGCTCTCTCTAACGTCTTGCAACGTGCTTCTGGAGTCTCTGACGTCCTTTCTATGCTTGGCTATGTTGTAGCTCAAATGGAACAACGAGAGGACTTTTTGGGTAAGGAAGGGGCACGTCAGCAACGTTTAGGGCTGAAAGCGTCAGATGTCGGACTTACTCCGCTAGTTGTTGCCATCGATGAGCTCGGCGCTATTGTTGCTTCTGCGCAAGCAAAAGAAAAAGCTCAGCTGATCGCTTTGCTTACTCAGATAGCCTTAAAGGGTCGCTCAAGTGGTGTTATTCTTGTGGTCGCTTCGCAGTTTGCTAGTGTTGATACTATCCCGAATGCCGTGAGGTCGCAACTATCGACAAAAATTCTTCTCGGCTCTGCACCTGCTGAACTGGTGCGAATGGTATTCCCGACAGCTAGCCCAGGGGCTCGCTCTGCTCGTCAGTTTGAAGGCTTCGTTTATGTAGATGGACAGCTAGGAAGAGAGCCTGGACGGTATCAGGTTCCAGCTTTAGGAAAATTGGAAAATGTTTCTAAATGGGGGGGCTTTGTAGTGGCTTTGGATACAGAAAGGGCACTTGTGTAAATCCTTGATAAGCGGGCCTGGCCCGGTAGGCTTATGACCGCCAGCCGAAAGGCTGAAAGACTTTCGGGTGTTGGTCTGCCTAGACCGTCGCCAGGGGGAACCGCTTGTGCAAGGATGCCCGAAACGGGGGGAAAACCCTGTAAAAATGGCTTTTTCCAATTTCCCGTTAATTTGGCGTTTTAGAGAAGTTTTAATGGTATCGTACCAGGACGAGGAACAAGCGAAATTAGACTATTTTTTTCTGTTGATATACAGTAAAAAAATAATGCCAAAAAAACAACTCTTGGAAATATTCACGAAGTGAATATCTTTTGTAAGTTGAGAAAAGAGGTTGTCACACATAAAACACAGATGTATTTTTTGTAAAAAAAAAATCTGAAAATATGTGTTTTCTGTGTTGAAGATTTTAAAAACGCAGTTATATCAAGGCTTTGCGTGGCGACAGGACTTGAGAAGTCGCCACTGTGTCGGGTGTGTTGGCTGTGTGTATCAACACATAAAAAAGTAAAAATATAAAAAAATAAGTGTGTTGAAATAAAAAAATGTGCTATAATTAGAGTAAAGAAAATTAAATAATTTAGAGGTAAAAAAGATGGCGAAAGGTAAAATACGCTCACGCTACTATATGATAATGCAATATGAAAAAAATCCATTAACTGGAGAAGATTTGTTTTTTAATGAGGCTGTGATAGTTAAGGGGATTGCTGAAAGGCAAAAGAGTCTGCAAGCCTGGGCGTACATACGGCACGACAAGGACAAATACAATCAAGACGATGATATACCAGAGGGCAAGGAAATAGGCGATAATAGGCCAGCTCATTGGCACGTGATGTTGCATTTTAAAAATGCAGTAGAGATTGGAAGTTTGGCAAAATCGTTTGGAGTGCCTGAGAATTATGTAGAGGCTTGGCGTGGAGCTGGTTCGTTTTTAGATGGTATTCAATATTTAACACACGAACACCCAAGGCAATACCAAGAATTAGGAAAACATAGATACGAACGTGAAGAAGTGAAATTTCCGTCAGAGGAAATGGCGCAACACTTTTGGGAGCGATTGGATGATAGAACTGAAAAACTTATCAATACGCTACCAAAGGCAGAACTTATTGAAAAATTGATGAAAAAAATAAATAGTGGTGAGTATGATTTAGATGATGTTTATCAGAAAGAAAAGTCACTTTTTAATGAGCAAGAAGCATTATTTAAACGAGCAAGAAGAAACTATTTAGCAAAAAAACCTATTCCAACAGTACGGTCAAATTATTATATAACTGGTAACGGTGGGGCAGGTAAGAGCGTTGCGGCGAAAGCGATGGCGAGGTCATTATTTCCACATTTACCAGATGAAAAAATATTTTTTACTGTTGGGGATGGTCGAGTAGCGTTTGATAGATATGATGGGCAACCAGTTATTATTTGGGATGATTGGCGTGCTAAGGATTTATTATCAAAATTTGATCGTGGAACAGTATGGAAAATATTTGCAATCAATCCAGAAAAGATTTCATTATCAGTTAAGTATGGAGAAATCAACCTAACAAATACGGTAAATATTATCACATCGGTTCAGAAGTTTCAAGATTTTATTGATGAACTTGCTGGTGAGTACGTAGATAGAAATAGAACGAAACACAAGAAAGAAGATAAAACACAAGGATATAGAAGATTTCCGGTCTTTATTGAGGTCACTAAACAGTCATTGGAAATATATGTGAGTCAAGCCTTATCAGATGGTGAGTATAAAGAATATGAGAGAGCTATGAAGGTAGAGGCTTCTATGATTGAGTTTGCACAAAACAACACAAAAGAAAACTTGAAAAAAATTGGCGAGCCGTTTGTTAAAGTGCATAAAAAAGTAGAGAAAAAACACGGTGCAGAATTGGAAAAAGAAGCAAAAGACCTAAATGTAAAAGTTGAGATATCAGATAAATTTAAGAACTTTTTTGACGATGGTGACGTGATTGATGGCGATTTTGTAGAGAAAGAATAGATAAAAATGTAAAAAATGATATAGCGATATGATATAATTAAGCTAGCAATAAGATAGCTTAATTATATCATTAGAAAGGTATTGTTTTGGAAGAAAAAAAGAAGCAGATTTGTTTAAGATTGACAGAAAAAGAAAAAGAGATTATCGAAGAAAAGGCAAAAAATGAAAAGATGACAGTCAATGCCTTTATTTTGAAAAGATTGCTTGATGATAGCGCAGAGATGGAAAATGATATCAATAAGCTATCTAATGAAATTGAAGCGTTAAAAACTGAAAATACTGAATTAAGAATATTGGTAAAAGATGAAAGAAAATCTTTTGATTCGATATTAAAACGAATGGAAGATATTATTATTGTTCTTAATGAAACGATAAAATCAAAACAGACTTTAATTGAGGCCCAGGAAACGAAAAAAACTTTTTGGGCAAGATTGTTTAGGAGGTAAAAAGAGAATTTTTATCTCTTTTTTTATCTCCCATTTTTTTTAAAAAAAATAACGTAAAATAGTGTTGGAAGGGAAAAAATAATTTATAGGAGGGCCTTTGTTTGCCTAAAAATAATAATAATTGGAAGACGTTTCTTCCTGTTCAAAAAAAATCAAAAGAGAGTTTTACTCTTATTGTTCAATATCCAGGAACTACTCCAACGGAATATTTCCCTAAGCTAAAAAATGCTGATGGCTCGAACGTGATCGGCGAAGATGGCCGTCCGAAGCGTTCACGAGAACAAAAAGGTTGGACGTATAGTCTTATTCAATTCGGAACTGCTGACCTTGTGAGAGTGGTTTTTGATAAAAAATACGAGCTAAGCCCAGGTGCTCTGTATGAGCTTAAAGCGTCAGGTTATCATTTTAGCCGTGACCGTTCTTACTACTTGGATGAGGTCGAAGGTATTTCTGTTGCTCATAATTTTGCAGGTGAACGAAATGGTAGTAATGAGTAATAAGGGCTGGCGTGGCAAGACAGACTCTGAGATTTTCGATAGTCTTGGAGATTGGGTTATGAAATGTGATTTGAAGTATTCCAAGAGTGATGCCTTGTATAAGGTAAAATTAGCTCAATGTTTGTGGGGTGAAGGTGAATACATTGAAGCGTTGCACCTGCTAGATGAAAACGAAGTGTT